TTACGGATGAACCTACAGATAAAGCTGTTTGTCCGTTAGTATCAGTTTCATCATACAAAACATCAACTGATCCACTAAAGTCTTTAATAGAAGCTAAGTAAGTCTTTGATGAATCACCCATACTTGTATCTTCTACAACGTCTATAGATTCATCAATACTAAAACTTCTTATTTCAGCAATAGCGTTAGAACCAACTTGTACAGTACCTTCTTTACCTAAGTGAGTTGCCATAGTTATTCCTCGTTTTTAGTTTTAGAAGAAGATTTAACTTTATCTTTCGATGGGATTGCTTCTTCTTTCCAACCCTTACTCAATAAATACTCAACACTATCAGGGTGAGCGTCTATAGAACTTTTACCATTTGGACTAATTAATTTCATAATTTTCCCTCTTTAAACTGCTACATCAGGATTGGTTTCCTGAACGTAGTATTTTGTTAAAAATGTAAGCGAAACAAAACCCATTGGTTGTTCGCCTTCTGCATTAAACTCTATTTCTGTAGATTCTAAAAAAGTGTCTTTTGCAAGACCGCCTAATGTAGTATCAGCAGCAATAGCTTCTTCAACTTCTTTGCATATTGTATCAATAGTATCATCAAAATTAGAAGTTCCTTTTGCATACCCTTCTACAACCACGCTTAAATCTCTTTGCATAACTCTATCAGTATGCATAACTAATGGTTCGGATGTTTCTGATTTTGTGTAAATTACTAACGCAGGCAAAGTATCTAAAGGATATACCCTAGATTCATGCACTCTTGTTCCTGTTGTTGTTAAATTATTAAGATTAGTTCCAAAGTATTCTCTAATCTGTTGTCTTACATGATTAGCCATTACACCTCCTCAAGAATTAGAGATGAAAAACCTGTGCGATCTTTTTGCACATTAACAATAGTGTAGTTTTGAGCAGCTTTTAGAGTATTGCCATCAACATCTTTTATAGCTTCTACATTTAATAAATCACCAAAAGATGCATTTGGCACATCAACACTTCTTGCATAAGCAATTGGTTTCAATGCTTCCAATCCAATACCCTCATCTTGCAATATAAATTCATTGTTTAAAATAACACTAATAGATGAAGCAGTACCGCTTCTTGTATAGGTTGCACCTACACCATGACCATAATCTTTATCTAAATAATTAAGCATATCTGCTTCTGTTTCTAATCTAAATTGGCTCATTGTTTCTGTAACACCAATGAAACCAAGCCTGTATTATCAGGCTCAACTGTTTTTACCAAAAATGTAGTTGCTGCAACAAGTGTATTACCCTGATCTGTTGTTATAGCATCTACTCTTAATTCATCGTCTTGCGATATAAATGGAACGTCTGTAGCTTTGACTACTGCTCTTGGTTCAAAACCATCTACATCAACTGTACCACCACCGATACCAAAATACTCCTGATCTATAATTAAATTGATAACGCTTGTATTACCATCATCAATAAAACTCATGGTATCTATCAATGGAAAATCATCAAAGAAGTTCTGCTGTTTTTCAATAAAAGTACCTGTAACACCATGACCTGTTGTGGTTTCTACATAGCTTGAAAAATCAGCAGCACTCTCTAATGGCATTATTTTTTACTTCTTTTCTTAGGTTTAGGAGTTTCAGATTTTTCTAATCCTACGCTTCTATTAGTTTCTTTTTTTGGCTTGCCTTTGTACTCTTCAGCTTTACCATAACCAACCAATGATCTTCCTTCATCAATAGGAAGCTCAACCACATCACCTGCTTTAACTTTTTCCTTGTTAGCAACTGTGTCGCTTAGTATTAAATATTTCATATACCCACCTTTTCTAAGTTGGGTGGCGATTAAGCCACCCATTTTGTTAGTTGTTAAAACCACTCAATTATGAAGCAGCACAGAAACTGACGGCATGCCTAACAGCAATATCGACGCTCTGTAGGGCAACTATTCTAACTGTACCTGTACTTGACTGACTGAAGGGGTCTACTGTTATATCAAGCCCCCCAAACATACCTACAAGTAAATCGTTAAAGTTACCAAACACATAATTGTTTGCAGTTAACTGTGGAGATACAACTGCTCTGTAGCCATTGATCTCATCGTTAACAGCAACAAATTGTGCTGTGTTACTTGCTTTTTCAGTAGTTTTTAATGTGCCATAGTTAGTTGGATGCACAATGTAAGCTAGATCGCCTAGTAAAGCATTATCTACTCTAATTGCTGTTTCCATACTAACAAGCTCTGCGAAGGTTGGGGCAGCAGCACTTGAAAGTGATACTGTGTTAATTCCTGAAGTATTAGTAATACCTGTTGGATTACCTGAACTTCCTGAACCTTCTAATGCAGCATCATCAATAGCAATAGCCATTGAAGCAGCTAGATCGTTTCTAACTAGATTTTCAACATCGATTGATGATTGAATCATAAGTTGTCTAGTAATGTCTGTAAACGCACCTAATGACTTAGGAGACATACTTACATTGCCAACTGTTAATTCAGATTCACCTGCAGCTCCGCCCTCTGAACTAATGAAAGCAGCAGAAGCAGCAGCAGTTTTTCTAGGAATCTTAACATCGCCTGATAGACCATTTAGCATAGTTGCTAGTGGCATAACAGCAGAGTTATTTCTTAGAACATCAATGAAATCACCTGCTCTGTAATCTTGACCAATTAGGTCTCCATCTGAACCTGCTGATAAATCTCTTTGATTCCAATTTCTTAAAACTTCATCTGGAAGCATAATACCTTGAGCAGTTTGCCCGTATGATCTTTGTGCAGCTTCAGAAGCTTCAAATTCAAATTTAGCATTTTCTTGAGCTTTTCTATCTGTAGGATTAGCCATAGCATTGATTGCTCTCATAATGCTAAATCTTTTTGTTTCTTTTTCTGTAAGACCAATATCTTTTGGAGTTTCTAAAGGAGTATCATTAGAAATGTTGTCTAATAAAATACCTCTAAATTCTTCAACAGATTTGCCTTCAGAAATAGCTTGATGTGCTAGGTCTCTTTTGTTGTGTTTTACAGCTAAATCAATAATCTCTTTTGAGTTTCTTGCAAATTCTTTTTTAGCAGCTTCAGCACTTTCTGACCTAACTTCATCAAGATTAATTTCTTGTTTTTCGTTTTCCATAATTTGTACCTTTGCTTTTTCAGCAATTTGTTTTGAACGACCAACTCCGACTTTGCGTGAAGCATCTGCTGGCACAGCTACACTTGAAACTTCAAGTGGTGTCCAACTTGCTCTATAGTAGCTTTCGTCTTTGTCTTTCATTCTTGTTAATTTATCAACTCGATAGCCTACGCTGATATTCATGCGTATACCATCAAGCACATCTCTAAAAACTTCTTCAGCTAAAGCAGATCGACCAAATCTGACTACTGCTATTGTCCTTTTAGCAGTCTGATCAAGTTTAAATTCTTCAATAACACCAATTTGTTTAGTCATATCGTGATCTAACAAAAGTGGTGCTCTTCCTGATTCCATAAACTCCATGTTTATATCTTCAGCAGAGTGTCCTAGAACTTCCATTCCAAAACTTCTCTCTACAGGCTCTTCACTAGAAACGCCAATCCTTACACGCCTGTTTTCTTCATCAACAAATTCTGATCTTGATAAATCTATAGTTCTGTAATTAACTTTTAAATTAACTACTTTCCTTTCCTTATCTTCATCTTCATCATCGTGATATGGCCGTGCCTCTTCAGTCATTTCCATTTCTTCGCCTTCTTTTTCTTCATCCTCGTGATGCTTAGCAAACTCGACAACAACTTTATCATCGGTTTCGCTTACATTGAGGATATGCCTATCCTGTTTATCTTCCATAGATTTCTCCTCTTTGCTTGATAAAGGATGTGATTCAGGAAGCAAATCAGTATCATGCTTCCCACCTTGAAACCTCCCATTGCGTAAAGCAAATAAGAAGCTATTAACTCTTGCATAAGCCCATTGTTCTGGTGAGCTTACATTAGGTCTTACTGAAGCAGGATTAGTCTTGTAAGCACCAATACCTCTTTCAAAGACTGCAAGTAGTGTTCTGTAAGTTGTTCTTTTTGAAGCTGCATTTCCTACTTCTTCATTATGTTTTTCTACTTTTTCTTTAAGGCCTTTTTCAACAGCATCCGATACTTGTCTATCTTGTTGTGCTTGACTTGCTGATCCTGATTCTTTTTCTTCTCTATACTTTATAGCTTCTAAAACAACATCCTTCATTTTTTGTTCGCCTAATGTTCCTATAACACCCCATTTCATTTGTGCGATTACTCCTGCAATGTTTGATGGTCGACCTGCTTTATCTCCTGATTTAAACTGTGATCCATCTTCAAAATGTCTTGCAGCCCAAGCTTCTCTTTCTTTGATCCACTTAATGACACCATCGGTTTCTTCACCTGCTCTTGCTTTAGTCCACAGATTAAAAGCTTCATTACCTCTAATGTTACCGCCTGCTTTGTAAATATCATTATCGTTTTCTTTAACACCTGCAATAAAATCATAATCAAATTGTGGATAGTTTGAGTTTCTTAATGAGACTTTTTTATCATCATCTTTAGTTGGAAAATCAGTCGCCATCATCGCCACCTTGTATGTTAGCTTCAACAGGCATCTTCTGACCAAAAGGTTGATATGCTATCTCAATACCATACTGTTCTGCTAGTGCTATTTCTTTTTGATGTTGTTCAAATAACTCTTCGACATCTCTTCCAAAAGCAGAAGATATATCGCTATATGTTGTTGTTCCGTTTTGTAATCCAATGACGTTTGCTTGCATTTCTTTGAGAGGATCAATGTGTGAGAATGATCTTGGTATATAAGTTATACCTCTAGCAAACTTATCAAACTTACCCATCGGAAGATTGATGTAACCTGTTGACATAGCCATCTCTAGCCAAGATTTAAAAACAGGATCAATAAAATGTTCAATAATAAACTGTTGCATTATTTGATATGCACTTCTATCTTCTAACGCACCTTGTCGAATTGAAGAGTAATTTACAGAACTAAGATCGTTTGACAACGAGTGATATGAAATATTTAGACCACTTGCGATACTTCTTAATACGCTAGTTGTGAAAGAATCAAAAGCAGAATTTGGATGTGATGGATCAAAAGCTTTGAAATCCATACCCGCAGGCAACTGTTCAAATACGCCTGCTTGAGCAGTCATGGTGGGATTAAAAGTATCTTCATAATCGCCATCTCCCACGTACCCATCTCCGTCTGGAGAAATAAAGAAGCCTTGCTTAGATGCTCCAACCCTTGCAGCTACTATCTCTGCTTCAAGATATGCGTTTAGTTGTTTTACATTTGCCATAACAGGTGCAATAAAAGATACACCCCTTGTTTGTTCTGCTCTATTTGGTAAGTATGCGTGTATTATTTCTTCAGCAGGAACTCTTATATATTCTTGAGCAGGTTTGGGATATGTATTGTTGTAAGGATGTTTTTTGAATAAGTGATAAGCAACAGGTTTATCGTTTCTATCAACTTCAACACCCATCTTAATACTTCTTCCATTGGGTAAAGTATTATCATTTTTTTGTTCGTCTAAATGATCTGCTTCTAAGAACTGTATCTGAAAACCAAAATCTGAATCTGTTGTTTTTATTTTTCTTACTAAGACCTCACCATCTCTTAGCAAAGTTTCGATAAATATTTTTTGACAATCAAGAAATGATAATCTTCCATTTGCTGTACAGTTGCCTAGTTGTGTCCATTCTTTCCATGATCTTTCAATCAGCAGGTTAGCTCCTAAGTCCAATGATCTATCATCATTGTATGACTTGGAGCTTACTCTTACGCCTTGCTTGCCAATGACATTCGATACCATCAGGTTAAGGTATCTTGAGATATATGCATCGTTGCGAGCTAACTCTCGACCTCTATCTCTTAGGATTCTAAGGTTGTCTTTGACTTCTGCATCGGCACTTGTTGAGGTTGTTAAAAAGTCTGCAAACAATCTTCCTGTGTTTGCACCTTGATAACTTCTTTTGAAAGCTTTTTTCTTAGCCTTCTTTTTGTTGTTGCCTAATAAATTATCGTACCAAGCCATTATGTATAGTCCGTTGGATTAATTGCTGAAGTGTTATCTCCAAACTTTACTTTAATAGTATTGCCTGATCCTTGCTTATTTCTGATTCTAGCTAGTTTTATTTCTTTTAAATATTCTGCTTTATATCTATCTCTTAACTCAATCAAATCAGGTATTGGAGTTCTTGAAAGTGATCTTCCTGCAATCGACATTGAGCTTTGATCCATTGTGCTTCGATTCTCCAAAACCGCTTCAATTGCATCAAGCACCTTCTTAGCATGACTTCTAAGATCAGCATTTGTGTTGGCTAGATTAGTTGTAATTTCAGTTCTTCCAGAATCAACCATTATTCTTTCAGAATCAGAACTTCTAGTTATGTAGGCTTCCCAAATATAATCGCCTGTTGTATAACTAGCTGTAGTTGATGAACCAACTTCAATGTAGTAGGTGCTATCTGCTTCAGTTGCAGTAATAGTAAACTTCTTACTGCCACCACCACCTACGTCTGAATGAAACTCATACGTTAAAGCAAAAGTGCCAACAGGGTAATCATTTGCCAGATCATCCCTTCTCCATGTAAATCTGTCGCCTGCAACAAGTTTTGCAGGTTCAGCAGTTGGATAATTTGTTCTATCGAATCTGTTAGTCAACAATAATCCTCATAAATGTTATAGATACACCTACTTATAACATTATGAACCATTTTGTTTTTGTCAATATCTACTTCCAATTAGTAGCAAAATTACCTCTTTTAATATTAATTTTGTTAGGATTTTTAGGCTTTTTAGGCTTTGTTGTACCTTGATCTAGTATTTTTTGCTCTATAACATCAAAATTTGGATTTAGTATGTAGATAGCACCAAAATTGTAGACTAAAGTATCAAGAGCTTCGTTTCTTTTTCGTATCTGCTTCCAAACAAGCTGTTTCTTACCTCTTACCCATTTGGTTATACGCTTTTCACTTGTTAGCTGTTTAAAATATTCTTCATCTAAATCTAAACAAAAATGCAAAGTAGAATCTTCAGGTTCAGCAGCTAATCTGTTGAAGATTGCTTCTTTAGCTGTATCAACGCCAAGCGTGTATAGAACAGTTTTGTTTTTACCTACATAACTTGGTCTATTAACAATAGGCTTACCTTGCACACTAGCACCTTTGATTGCAAACACTCTTCTTGCTTGTCTTGGTTTTGTAAATGCGTAAACCTGATTTGTATGCAATCCACCCGAATCAATGCAAGTACAAGATATAGGTATGTATCTTTCTGATTCAGTTTTAAATCTTTTCTTTAAATATGCATCAAGATCATCCCAACATCCAAGAGCATTTGGATCACCCCAAAATATCTTGTAATCAATTACATAAGCTTCAAAATTCTTAGACCATCCAACAGTTTGACATTCCAATCTATCTTTTTGGCAATCTACAGCTGAAGTTATGACTAAAACATCTTCAGGTATTGTTGTATGATCGTAGTTTAATCTTCTTTCAAGTAAAGTGTCATACTCAACAGAATCACCTTGCTCTTCCCAACTTTCAGCTAATGCAGTATTCAAATATGTTTTTAAAGTTTCAGGATTCTTTTTAGCTTCTAAAAATGCAGTTGCCATTTGCGCCCAAGTAGACCAAACACTATAAAGTTCTGATATATGAAACCCTGCTGTGTTTTCTGTTTCTTTTGTTGCACGCCACTCACCATGTTTTAGCATCCATTGTTTTTTTGATTCCTCAATAACTGATCCACAATGATCGCAAGCATAAGTAGCTGTTTCAGGCTTGTTTTCTTCCCATACTACATTCTTCCATTTTAAAACTTGTTTTTCATTACATTCAGGACAAGGCACATAGTAGTAGCGTTGATCTGATTCTTCAAAAGCAGCTTCAATTGCAGATAAACCTTTTATAGTTGGAGTGCTACACATAAAAATCTTGCGATTCCAAAATGTTTTGGTTCTAGCAATAGCAAGAGATATTGGTGATCCTTCTGATCCTGCTGATAGCTCATACCTATCAACTTCATCCATAAGCAATATTCTGATTGGTCTTGATGCTAGACCGCTTGCACTATTTGAGCCAACAATTGATATATGACCACCTGCAAACTTCTTATGCATTGTGGTATTACCACTATCTCTACTTCTTGCATCCTTTACACATCCTTTTAGCTTTTCACTATCTCGTATCATTGCTGATAATCTATCCTTACTAAATGCTTGCCCCATTTGTAGAGTTGGTTGAACTACGAGGATTGGGGAAGCATCTTGGTCAATGAAATAGCCAATTGCGTTAAGTAATATTTCGGTCTTTCCAACTTGCGATGAACTCATTACTACAATCCTTTCAACGAAAGGATCGTTAAAAGAATCCATAATTTCTTTTTGATAAGGACATCTTGAGGTTGACCACTGACCTGACTCTGCTGAAGATTCAGGTGATAGTTTTCTATATTTATCTGACCACTCTGAAACTTTTAGATCAGGCGGTGGCTTAAAGGTCTGCATCGTGTTTTTCAACACGCCCTGCATATTCTGTAGGTATTCCATTTTCTGCTAATTCATTAAGTGCATCATATACACAATCTTTTAGTAATTTTTCTGCTTCAGCATAATCTTCAGTTGCAATCATTTGATGTGCAAGTCTTGAAGGCATACCAAGCAGCTTTGCTCTGACATTTGCAACAAAATCAACCCAAGTATCTTGTACAAGTGTTGCAGGTATTAGTTTGCCCTCTAATTCTGACACTTCTAGCTCTGCTTTGTCTGCTTGAGCCTTTGTAAGCCTTGTTTTCTCTTCTGCAATGTCTCCTGATCCGCTTTTTTTGTGATAACCTGCTAATTTACGCAAATAACCTATATAAGAGTGCCTACAAACGTCAATATCTAGCGGTGAACGCCCTCTTTTTGATGGTAATACGCCTTTTTTGATCAATTCAGAGATACTAGCAACAGATAAACCAAGATGTTCTGATACTTCTCTTTGCGTTGCCATAAGTTATAAATTCAGTAAATGCATATCAACTATCGCTAAAAAAAATTTGCGTTCGCGAATAACC